ATTCACTTTCGTACATTACTTGTCCTGTTGATTGAATTCGTACTTGCATTTTAATTACCTCAAGCAATTGCTAAAAAGATGAATGTTCCACCACTTGCATTGATGGCGGCTGGCGCAGTTGAGCTAAGTTCAAACCCTGCGCTATATGTGTCAATGTAGTCGGTAGATGTTACTTCAGCGGCTGTGCTATTCAAAAGCAAGTAGGGGTCATTGCCACTCACAATACCTCGTGCTGAGTCCCACACATACCAATCACCAGTTGAGTCTGTGCGCTTGATAAGAACAAACCTTGCCCCTGCTGTAAAGCCACAATCAATTTGCTTTGTAGTTGCTGTGCCTGTATATGAGCCTACTTTGGAAACACCAGCACAAGTTGCAAATAAATAGGCTATATAAGTTCTGCCAGAACTATTAACTCCTGACAATGTTCCTACAGAAAACACAGACGATGTTGGTGTTGTGTTGTTCCAATAGGTGTTTGTGGCGGGGGCATCATTTGTAAAGAATAAAGCCTTGGTATTTCCTACCGAAGAAGAATAAATAGTCCAAGCTGAAACATTGCTTCTTGATTTCACAATTATTAACTCAGGAGTAACTCCTAAGTTATGCGTAAAAGTTGTAGCACTTCCTGTTCCTGTATAACAAACAACATCGTGGAATGATGGCGCACGCCTAAAACATTCGTAAATTTGATTTCCAGTTGTGGATGCTGATTGAGCAACTTGTGTGTTCGAAGTCCAATAAGAAGCCAAATTATTTGAAAATGAATCTTCTGTATTTGTAAGACCATCAGATGCACCTAACAATCTAGCAGTCAGAAATTTGTTTTCTGCTGTTGATTGCTTTGTCCAAAAATAAGTATCTACTGGAAAACTTGGAGTAACTACTGCATAAGAAGTCCCACCAATTGTTTGAACAGAATAAGATGTTTGTGGACTAAACACACTCGTTCCACTCGTAGGCACTTTCATCGGGCCTCTACGAATGGCAACATAAATATATGTAGCACCACCAACAACACCGCCAACATTAAAACCTGTACTAGATGCTCGACATTCGTCACCATCAGATTCTGCATCGGTTAAATTAGGCACTAACTTTTTAGAATATGCTGGCCCTTGGGTAACAAGCAAACCTCTCATGTTGTCAAACAACATCCAACTTTCAGCACCACTAGATTTTTTCATCAAAACCCATTGCGCTTCATACCCAAGATTTACAGTTGCATTTCCAGAACCATCAGTCGTAAACGACCCACACGAAACCACATTGTCTGTACCAGTCAGACCAAAGCCTCCTGCGTCATGGGCGAATAGGTAGGCTACATAAGTTTGTCCAGTTTCGTTTGTGTTAGCCGCATCCCCTAATGAAAAAACTGTACTAGTTGGTGCGGTGCTATTCCAATATTTAGCTGGAGTGTTTCCACCGCTTCCTGAACCAGCGGCATCTGTAGCGTTTAATGTAAGGAATTGTGAAGCACCAATGCTTCTGTGATAAGCCACCCAACCACCTGGCTGAGATGTGCATTTAATCAGCATGAATCCAACAGTAGCATTTAAGCTGTGAGAAACAGTTCTTCCTATATTTCCATCACCTGTATAAGTCACAACATCAAAGAACTTTGGTTGCTTGCGGAATGTCCATGAGGCGTAAGTTACAGCGTTATAATTAGTTCCCCTTGTTGTCGCTGTTGTGCCACCTTGCTTTACAGTAAAACCATTAGTATTAAAAGCAGACAAAAAATCATAAGAAGCACCAAGGTCTTCAGCCGCATTTAAATTACTAGCTAATCCTTGATTGTTTGATGCAGTAGTGCCAGCACCACGAGAAGTGTCTGTCAAAATATGGTCTGATGCCGCACTTCTACCTTTAATCCATACCATTCCACCCTTTGTGGACAAATCAATGTTGTTTGTAATGGTTTGAGTGCCACCAGTTGTGCTATTGCCTGTGTAAAGGTATGTGCTAAACACATCCTCAATGTACTGAGGTACAGCAGCCGCACCACCACCAAAGGCATCGTAACTAGCCGCACCAGAAGTTGCTTGTAATGGCATGGTTTACGCCTTAAATTGTGTGTTGCTTGCCAAGACTGTGAAAGTCGCACTACCTGTCTTGATAATCAAATAACGATAGCTATCAATGCCACTTGCATTTCCAGCAGTAGGCGCACCACCTAGCCACCTAGTCGTAACACCAGATGTAGTGCCATCAACTTGAACCACGTTGTTGTAGTAAGCCGTAGAGCCTTGAGTCACCAAGAAAGCCACAGTCATTGATTGACCTGTACTCATCAAAGTATTTAATGATGTACCGCTAGAGCCTCTGAAGTTAACTGTCCAGTTAGCACTTGCGTTACTGGTGTAGTACAGAACAGACTGAGTTGTAATGTCGTAGTTAATCGTTCCAGTAGCAGCAGTTGCTGAAACTGTTGCCACCTCTGCCGCATCGTTTAAAACAATGGCAGTAGCTGATGATGAGCCTGTAAAGGTTTGTGTAGCTGTAAAAGTTGTTGCTGTAGCGGGGGCTACATAGTCAGTACCAGCAGTGGCATTTGCTAACGCGCCACCAGAGTTGGCTTTAAGAATTGCAGTGCCAGAGGGTGGTGCTAAGTAGTCTGTCCCCGCAGTCGCAGCTGAAATGGCTGTGCCATTTCCTTTAAGAACACCAGTAACTGATGTTGATAAAGTAATAGCTGGCGTGGAAGTCGCAGTCGCTACAGTCCCTGCAAAACCATTGGCAGAAACAACGCTTGTGCTTGTAACTGAGCCAGACCCTGGGCCTGTGAATGCAATTTCAATAGACCCAGCGCCTGGCGTTATGGTCACACCAGACCCAGCAGTCAAAGATGCCTTGGTCAAAGTGTTGCCGGTGCTGTTACCAATCAGCAGCTGGCCATCGGTGTAGCTTGTTTGGTTAGTGCCGCCATTTGCTACCGCCAAAGTTCCTGTGATATCGGAAGTGGAAACAGTAATCGCATCCCATGCTGCATTAGTGCCATCGCTTTGCAGATACTTGTTGGCAGCAGAGGTTTGTGACGGCAATAAGTTGTTTAAGGCATCGGCAGCTGTAGACGCACCAGTGCCACCATCGGCCACCGCCAAATCGGTAATGCCAGTGATTGAGCCACCCGTAATCGCCACATTGCTTGATGTGATTGGGCCTGTCACCCCTGCCGTTGCTGTGACTGCACCAGTCAGTGTCGATGTACCAGTCACCGCCAATGTCGTGCTTGCAGTAATTGCTTTAGCCGCTAGGGTTGTATTGTTGACTGTGGCTGTTCCTGTGGCTGCACCAAGGTTCACAGCAGTCGCTGCACCGGCCAAGTTCACAGTGGTCGCTGTGGTGTTGACCAGGGCAAAGGTGGTGGATGGTGTCGTAATGCCGGTTGTGACAGCTGGCGAGGTTAGATTTGTTGTGCCTGTGGCTGTCAGCGTACCCGCGACCGCCAAGGTCTTGCCAGCGCCAACATTGAGGCCAACACTTGTGCCAGTGCCTGCCGCAGCAAAAATTGCATCGACCAAATCGAGGTCAGCATTGACCTTAGTACCCCAAGTGTTTGAGCTTGCGCCAACTTCTGGCTTGGTCAGCAATAGATTTGTGGTGGTGGTATCTGCCATTTTTAGTCCTTAACCAAATGTTTTTGCGCGGGTCAACAAATTGCCGCCAGAAGTTGAGCCTCGATCATCGGCCACTTGCAAGTCGTTTAATGCGCGCTCATAAAGAGTCGCCCACACTTGAATTCTCGCATCATCTTGCAAGTATGGGGCGGCCTGCAATAGCGCTCCATAAAGATATATATCAGGGCTTGATGTCAAAATAAAATTGGTTGCAACACTTGCAGACAGTTTATTTAAATTTGCAAAGTAAACAATTTCGGCTGTATAGCTTGCGTCTGGTGTTGGCACAAAACGAAATTGAGTACCGACCACACCAAAAAACTTTGGTCTGCCGCTGGCCGTAAATTTTGTTGATTCCTCATCCAAGGCATCCATTGTCATAAAAGACAAAGGGGTGATTGGGTTTGTGCTGGTCAATTTAAATGCTTTGACTTCTAAAAAGTCAGCAGGCGTTGACTCAAACTCTCCATCCACTGTCAAATTTGACCTGGTCAGCATCTGCCTGGTGCGCAGTGTTCTTTCGATTTGTGCTTCGGCCAGAGAGATAAAGTCGGGAATGGTGGTCGTTAAATCTGAACGATTAAGCCAGTCTGCTATTGAAGTCTTTAACTCTGTGTATGTAGTCAGTGCCATTATTGGGCCTCTTTTTCCATTTCCTCTTTCACAATCCAAGTGTGTTCATGGCGAAACTCAAATGTGCCAATGTGGCCAATTTCCTTTGAGACATCATGGTCGATGTAGACTTTGTAGCCCAGCTCTTGAGCTTTCTTACAAAAGAACACATCTTCTCCCATGTAGCCCCGTGTGGTTTGCCATGGCATATCAAACCATGGCTCGCTCATGCCCTCAAACACCTCGCGCTTGATCAGCATTATGCCCGTTCCAATGCTTCCCACCTCTTCCAATCCGGTGGATTCTGGCATTGTGTAGACCGCCTGGCGCTTGCCATTCTCGTCATAGTTCTGGGCAGTTGGGCCAGTGGGCATTCTGCGTCTGGCACAGTTGGCAGCCACAATCTCTTTGTCGTGCTTTAAGAGCCGCTGAACCATGTCCTGTGGAAACGTCATGTCCGAGTCAATGAAAAGAATGTGGGTGCAGCCTTCAGCCATGGCATCCAAGCAAAGGTCAGCCCTTTGGTTTTGGATAATCGTGCCTTGCATCAATTTCAGACTGATAGCGTCTGTGGTGTTGAGTGTGTGATAAGCCACCATATTGACCATGCAATATGTGTAATTTGTGTGGACCTGATCACGGGCCGGTGTGCAGACTGCAATGTAATTCATACTTGTCCAGGGCGAGTTCTAAAAAATTTATTGTCGGAGTCGTTGAGCCAGCGTTTCATGTACTCCTGGTCATCGATCTTGCCCTCGGCCTTCATCTTGTAAAAAAGGGATTCGGGGATGGATGCCACCAAGTGCCACTCACCAGTCCAGTTGGCTTTCTCATCCACAGCGTTATAGATGGCCTTGTTGGCCTCAATCACCGCTGTGACATCTTGTTGGGTCTCAATCGTTACATCGCCAGTCTCTGGGTTTTCATGCCAGATTCGTTTGATGCCTTGATCTTTGTTTTCGCTAAATAGTCTTTTGTGAATCATGTTAAAAAAAGGGCCAAGTTTCCCTGGCCCTTTCCGTTTGCTTCGATTAAGAAGTGATCAAGTCAGCAGCCAAGCCGTGGGCATTTTCAGCCGTCACTTTGTGGCCCCATTCCACGATCAGCATACGCTTTTCAGCATCGCCAGTCTTGGCCAATTCAACTTGCTGATAAGGGCGCAGCATAGTCATCTTGGCGTAGTCAGGATCGATCACCCATGCATCGCGCTCACGCTGGAAGCGGTTTGCAATCACTTGCACATTGCCAAAGTCAGAGACATAAATGTCAACTGCACCGACCAATGTGGCAGGCTTTGCACCACCATCAATGTTGAAACGGCTTGAGGCAATACCAGAGAAACCTGACACGCGCTGCTTGTTAACAGGACCGCACATCAAAATCTTAGGTGTACCACCTTGTGTCCACACTTTCTGAATCACATTTTTCAAAATGGTTTCAGTGAATGTGCGCACTGTGCCATCTGTACGGGCGCTGTTTGGCAGCGTTGTATAAGATGGATCAGTACCATTGGTCTGCTTGTCTGTGTTCGTTTTGATAAACGCACCCAAAGAGGCAGTCACACGGGCAGTAGTGGAGTCACCAGCGACAGCGACACCGCCATTCAACATCACAAATTCTTGGTCGCGACGTAATTCCGCGCCACGCTTCGCAATTTGGTAGGCCAATTCTGAGCGCCTGCCTGCCTTGTTTACCACTTCTTCAGTAGCTGACAAGATGATTGTCTTGCGTGAAATCTGCGCGTAGTTTTGCAAACGCACAGTAGCAGTCACAGAGTCAAATGATGCAACATCATCACCCTCTAACTGGGCATTGGCGGCAGCTGCGGCCAATGTATCTGTCTGATATTCAAACAAAGCATTGGACACATTCTCACGGCCAATGTTTGAAGCATATGGCGTTTCTTCTGGAGCTATATTTGTAATAATATTGCTCAAATCTTCCCGAATACCCTTTGCAGAGTAGGTCAGGAACGTGTTACTTACGATAGTCATAATTTCCTCATTTCAATAAATGTTCAATTGCAGAAGCCGCATCATCGATGCGACCAGTTTTTGCAAGACGCTGCTTTGCTCGCACACTCTCAGTTGTTGTCGAAACCCGACCAGCT